GGCTGAATAAGTGACAAGTTGAATATTTTTAAAAGGAGGGGCTGCAATAGGGGTCTGCACATAGGCAGGAATGGCTCCAAAATTAATAACTTGTATTTCTTGATTCAGGGGGGTTTGTAGTATATTCTTACGTCTACCTGCCAAAAGGCGAATACATTCAGAAAAAGGTCGCAGGGTTACGTGAATTCTTACAGTGCCTTCACGACAAGCTAAGAGTGGTAAAGCTTCTTGAAGTTTCACACGTTGAAAGAAGAAGGGTAGGGGTATTATTAAAGTATTATCCTGTGTCGGATACGGATGATATGTTGGACTTGTAAGAAGTGTAGATATAGGATAACGCCCTAGGCCATCTATAGCAACACCATATTGACCATTTACATCCAACATGAGAATCCCCGCAGTGTTCAAAAAATCGCCATCTACTATTTCAATGGTCTGACCGGCAATTTCTAATTCAGCCTTTTCAATGATCACTGTGCCGAGACTATTTGCATAAAACCATACATCATTTATATATTTTCCTTGATATTTAGGATAATCACATGTCCTTGCTTGAAATCTGAGAAGAGTTGTCTCATCAAACCAGTGTCCTAATTCAATTTGTAACATGGTGCTAAAGAGGAGATCTCCTGCCGATACAGATCCAATGTCAAATGTGAAACGTTGTCCAAAGGATGTAGGGCCACGGAATTGAAATTGTTGGACAGATAGTGAAAGAGGGTGTATACGCCGAGCTTCATCAGGAAGCCACCATGTTTTTTCCGATCCTAAAGGGGTATATTCATTATCTTGAAAATCACGAGGCGTGAGATCCAACAAAGTGGTAATATCACCTCCAGGTCTCGCATATCCCTGGCTATTCATCTGAGGTATTCTAGGATGTTTCTCTAGGCTAGCATGTGGCTCTTTAGCTCATGGCTCTTTAGTTACCGCTGAACAATTCTGCACGCCCTTGACCATCTGTGTCAAATCTTGCCCAACCTTCGACAATCACTCGGAGTTCCGTATTTGGAGCACCAGTTAAGGGGTCAGAGGGAGGGAGGCTCAAATCTATGTAGAAAATAGGGCGATCTGCTGTAGTAAAATTCACAGCCCCTGATACTTGTGAAGAAGCATCAGGAAACCGTAAAGGCGCAATATCTCCAAGAGTCCAATTCATAGTATTTAATTCAGAAGTAGTATCGTTTTCCTCTTTTGCAAAGTTTGTAATATCACGCCATACTAAAGAATCACGTGGAAGTTCACGGTCTTTTCCAGCGATTTGTAAATTTACAGAGTTAAAATAGCTTTGTGCGCCGGTAATACCCGTATTTATTTTCCACAACTTATTAGCATTAATATCACTAATACTACGCATGAACCAAATGACACGACCTGAAGGATGGCGTCCATCTAAAAGTCGTTTCACCAAGCTCGTTCCACCTGCAACCACTCCTGCATAGTCCAATTGGTTCTGTGTAAATATATTTTCCCAATGCCTAGCAAAAATAAGTTTCTGGGGTTTACTTTGAAGCAAGTCTTGATATTCACGAGGCACATAGATTTGCTGAGTTTCCAATTGAATGTCTAAAGGCAGAATCTGAGTTCTCAGCAAAGTTGTAAAAGGGACGGGCGGAGTAAGATTTGCCAGAGTTTGCTGAAAGTCTGTGCGACCCCACGGGGTTGGTTTCATACGCCCATCGGAGGATTCCACCAAGTCTTCTAAACGTCTTAATTTACAACGAAGGCGATAGCTATGGCTCAAGGCAGACCTTTGTGGAAATCCTGGATCTTCCTTCCTTTGACAACCGATCAAAGGAAGTTTGAGACGCAATTGCGGTGGGGTTGCATTTCTTCCAATACATAGAGAAGATCCATTGTGTTGTCCAGTCAATGTATTACTTACAAACTTATGAGCATATGATCCTTGATTCATTTCAATAGCCCATAGAGCATCGCCTGAAAATTCTTGGAGTAGGATATTATCTTGGTAAAACTGTATTAATTCAAATAAGAAATATCCAATACCATTTGTATATCCATAGGATACTCCTAAAGTATCTGTGACTATGGATCGAGTATTAGTGGTCGCAACTTGTGGAGGAAGCCAGGTAGGCAACTGGATGACAAGAGTCGGGTTTGTCATAAGATCTCCAACCAAATCAAAGTCGAAACTTACAGTGCGACCAAATTCACAAGCCGTGGAAGGAGGAACACGGCGTATTTCAAATGTAGAAGGGGCCTGCGCTTCATAGGAAGAGTCAAAAATATACGTGCTTTTGGGTTGATCTTGGTAGAAAAACACGTCTTTATTTCCTCGGGCTACCAATTCATATAAGGATCCTTCAGTAGTTGCATACTGCGTCGGGGCAGCCATCTGATTGGTTAATGAACGATTGTTTAGAACTCTTTACACCGTAGCAGTTGCACTAGGAGAAAACCAATCTAAGACTAGGCGTGAAACCCCCATGGACACTGCAGTTGAATATGAGACTTGGGTAGATCCAAGGAGACTTATACCCGCTTGACATACAGGGCTTCCAGAACTTACCAAGCCATGTATATAACCTAGTAATCCGTCGGGGACGCAGTAGTGATTATATAATTTTGCAACTCCATAATGTGTCGTATAAGCAATCATTGCAGATAAGACACCCTTAGCTATGAACTCCATACTACCCCCTCTATAGTTTTTCAACTCCAATCCACTTTGACAACAATTTCCCAAAATTCATAAACAATAAAAGATACGCAGTTCGTTATGATCTCAATTCTTGCATCCTTGAAGACAGTTTTCAATTCTTCAAGAATTAAAGATTCTTCCTTTTTTAGAGATTCCATTTCTGCTTTTGTAGAGGCCCATCCTGCACTAATACGTGCAATCGTATCGCCTAACATAGCCACACGGAGAACTTCAGTCTTTGCGTAAGTTACGACACGATCGACTAAAGCCTTTTTATAAGATTCATCCTTGTATTTGTGTAAAAGGATGAGGTCTTTACGTGTATAGGACATTGTATGTATTATTTATGGTGTATGTTTAGACCATTTATCGACCATTGATCATTGACAAATAGTATATCCAAACTCATTTACATAACAGTATGGATAGGAATAGTAATAAGGTCATCCGTGAAAAAAGCGTAAATGTGATTGTAATTTCTTTATCAGATAAGACATTATTCACAAATGGTAAAGTCTACTACATTTACTTTCCAGAACTAAAGCTAGTAATATTTATTACAATATAATGATTTATATTGTAATAACAACATGTATATTTAATAAAGTTGGTATTATAAATTATGAATGTAGAATAATAAGATATTTATTTAGAGTGTATAAATACATTATTGATGTTATTAAATAATAATGAAAAAATGAAAAACATTAACCTTACATAAAGATTCATGATATTTAATGAATATAATGCTGTTAGATATAATAAGTGGTGAAAAATTTCAAGATCTTGCCCAAATATATTTGGGTTATCAAGAAGATTTTACATATAATCCTTACATAGAAAAACAGCCCGATAAATGCTTAGATATTTCAAAAATTCCAGAAATATGGAATAATCCATCAATTATATTATGTTATTGACATAGAATAGAAGTAGTTGCAAAAAAATTAGAAAGTATTCAAAATCCCTGCGTATTTATTTTTACAAATTCTGATGAGAACCTTAGTTATGAAAAATGTAAACCTTATTTAAATACGAATAAAATACACCACATTTTTTGTCAAAATATACAATTTTCACATGAAAAGGCAACGTTTATTCCAATAGGTATTGCAAATAAACAATGGGCCCATGGAAATCCTATGTATATACAGTCAACACAACGTCCTATACAAAAGGTGAAAGATATATTCTGCAGTTTTAATACAGGGACAAATACTAATGTAAGGACAGATTGTTTAAATAGAATAAGAATTTTAGGACTAGAGAAGAATCAATACGAAACACAAAAAGAATATATTGATGATCTTGCCTTACATAAATTTTGTATATGTCCTGAAGGAAATGGAGTCGATACGCATCGCTTTTGGGAGTGCTTATATGTCGAGACAGTTCCTATTGTAGTTCGCTCCCCTCTAACAGAACAAATACATGCTTTAGGATTACCCTGTGTACTTATAGATTCATGGAAATCGTTTTATTTAGAACAGCTCCCTAATTATGCATCCTTTGTATTTGATGATGCATATTATTATTCTATATCATTTTCAAAATTCAGAAATACTATTTTAAATGAAGTTTCTAAGTTATATACATCTATGAATGTTGTGTTGAGTTTTATTGGAAATATGCCAAAATATAGTATAGAATGTATACAGCAGTTACGTCTATTTTTCAACGGACCTATATATTTTATTTATAGTGAAATTGAAGCCTCAATTAAAGAAGTCTTGTATAGGCAAAACATAACATTTATACATTATGATGAAGTTCGATCAGAGCGTTTTGATATAATTTCAAAGAGGAAGGAATTTTGTATAGTAGATCGTTTAGAAGATAGAAAAGAATTATTTAAACGTTCTTATGAGCGGATATATTTATTAGATACTTTATTATTCAAGTATAACCTTAAGAATGTATGGTTTATGGAAATTGATATTCTTATGTTTTGCAATCCAAATATATTTACAGGGATACTTCAAACACAACCCTATGCGTACTGTTTTCACGACTTTCAACACTGTTCATCTGCAATATTTTATGTAAGGGATCATACTTCTTTACAACCTATTCTTCAAATTCTCGACGTATTTACAAATGATTTTATTAGTGAAATGCGCGCATTGAGCGAATATCATAGACACCATCAGAATGATATGGTATTTCCTTTAATTCCTAGAACACCAACACACATATTTTACTGGAAAGACTATAACCTATTTTATACATTTGTATTTGATGGCGCTGTGATTGGTCAATACTTATTCGGAATAGACAGGGAAGGATGTAAACCATATGATACTACACACATTTCGCAGTTATTAAATATATGG